TCAGCGCCCAGACTGCTCTGCGATCTTGCGCACCGCATCGCCGCTGACCTTGCTGCCGCGGCTCGAGCCCACGAAATAGGCGATGGCAGTCAGCAGCACGCCGTCGATCGTGCCAAAGGCGCGCGTGACAAGAGCTCGAGTGAATTCGTCAGCGGGCATCGCGCCGTAGATGAATAGCAGGAACTGGCCCACGTAGGCGATGAAGGCCAGGAAGAAGATCACCTGCGGCATGTAGTCGCCGGTGTGCACTTGTCGCGCTCGCGCATCCTGCACGTCGCGCAGGTAGGCGTCCTTCGATGCCTGATTGATCTTGAGCACGTCGATGTCGAGCTCGCGCATGCGGATGGCCAGCGCGTTCGCAGCCTGCTTGATGGCGACGATTTGCTCCGGGCCCAGCCGGCCGGTGAACAGCGCGGCAGCCAGGTCGCCCTCAGTGGCGTCTCGGTTGCCCAACAGGGCGGCGCCCAGTTCCGCCACGGCAGCGCCCACTAGCGGGCCGCCGAGAGCGGTCCCAAGCACCGGCGCTATGCCGGCTACGAGTTTCTTCCAGTCGAAGTCAGCCATGGAGGACTCCTAGAGCGCGGCACGCGGCCGCATGGTTGCCCGGCCACTTCTCCGGATGCGGCTTGCCAGGCTTCCATGTGCGCTCGGCGTAGAGTTCCCAGGCCGCATCGACATCGTCGAGCGCCGGCAGCGGCCTCGGGTCTGAGAAAAGCAGCAGCCGGGCGAAGCCGCAGGCCAGCAGGTCGTCTGTCTCCAGCTTTGCCCAGATGGTCGCTGAGTCCCAATCCACACCGCGCTCGGCGCACAGCCGGTGCGCGTGGCCGGTGGTGGCGTGGTGGTTCATCACGCCCTTGACCCCGCCGCCTCGCTCGAATTGCCAGAGGCCGCGCGCGGGCCCCTTCCCCCCGCCGTTGAGCACCTGCGCGCGGTGCTCGAACTCCGATTCCTGCAGCCCGATCGCGAGCATGAGCACGCGCGCCTTGGGCGTGTCCATGGCGAGCGGCAGCTGCGCGAGGCCCGGATTCAGGATCTGGACGATGACTTGGTCAAGGTTCATCACAGATCCCCCGGCTTGGTGAAGTAACCCCGGGCCCGGCGCTTGAGCTTCTGACCCCAATCGGTTTCCTCCCTCCACCACTTGCGCAGTAGGTAGAGGATCTGCAGCACGCCCAGCGTGATCGCGATAGCCGTCGTCAGGCTAAGTTGCTGCCACCAGGCCACAACGCTTGCGGGCGCCTGATAGACGATGTTTGCTGCGATGTCCTTGATTTCTTGTTTCATCCGTTGGCGCCTTTCATGCGGGCAAAGAAAAACCCGCCGTAGCGGGTTGGATGGTTTGGATGAGCGCGCGCATCACCCGACCTCTAGCGACGTGAGTTCCGCGAGCCAATAGACCGTGTGCCCCGCGGTGCCGGTCACATTGATCTGAACCACGTCGTTCGTATCGTCTGCAGCGATGGCGAGCGTGTACCCGGTAGCGCCTCCATCACTGCCGACGTTCGTGACCGTCGGAGTGCCAACGATGGATGTGGTCGTGCCGACGCGCTTTGCGATGAACGAAACATCCCAGGCCGACACCGACCCGTCGCTGCGCATGCCGATGACTTGGCCGCGCACCTTGAACGACAGGGCGCTCGGAAGATTCAGCTGGTTCGCCGTGCTCGGCGTCGAGCCATCGGCCGTCAGGGCCGTTGTGGTGCCATCGCTGGTGGTGCGGAAAAGCACAACCGACCGCCTTTGGGCGTCACCGGTGGCGGTGCGCCGCCCAGGAGCGAAGGCGTCAGCCCCGCGCACGCCGCGCGCAGTAGCAAACTGCCCGAACGCCCTGGAGCCCACGCCATCTGCCGTGCTGGTGAAGCCGCCAGCCTCCGAATAGTCGGCGCTGGCCGTGCAAGTGCTGCCATAGGCAAGCGTGTAGTTGGCGCTCGCGACGCAGTTGAGGCCGCCCGGGATGGTCGAATAGCTGCCGCTTGCAGTGTTCCCGCCACCGCCCCCGATTACAGATCGGCTGCCGGCCCCGTTGGCTGCGTTGCCATCACCGCCGGAGACGGTTCCATAGTTCTGAAGCGAAGTGTTGTTTCGACCGCCGCCAATCACGGCATTCGTTCCGGAGGCTACTTGCGCGGCTGCGGATCGTTCGGTCTGAAAGTCAACGGCCCGGGTTCCCCGCTTATTGCCGCCGGGCGTCCCGCTGTCCGGCACATTGGCCAGGATGGAGCCAGTCCCCTTGGCCGCGATCACGGCGTCCACGTTCGTTGCAGCGTTCGTCGCCGTGAAGGACACGGCCGGCACGACGTTGTTAGGTGCGGCCGTGCTCACGGCCTCAGTCCAGTTGGTCAGCGAGCCGCCGCCGGCCGGCGCATACACATAGGCTTGATAGTTCGTACCGTCCGAGACGATCACCGCCCATTGGCCTGTCGTCAGAACGAGAGTCGCCACCCCGTCGATGGTCGAAGTGGTCGGCGTGATCGTCAGCGTGCCGGCGCCCTTGTTCTTCACGCGCATGAACCAGCCAGAGCCGAAAGTCGAGGTAGCCTGAGGCAGGGTGCCGGCGATTGCCGAGGCGTTGCTGTGCGTGACCAGTTTCCCGCGATCGCCCGTCACGTAGGTGTACGTGGTGCCGGTCTGGGCATTCACCAGCGTGCTCGCGCGAATGGTTCCGGTCGCAGTGATCGGCGATCCGCTCGCAGTCTCAACGCCGCCGGATGCATCGACGCTGGTTACCGTGCCCGATCCACCACCAGCCGACAACTGCGCAAAGGCAAGCGATGTGCTTCCGACCGTGATCGGGGCATTCGTGGTGCAGGTCCATTGCGTGTCGGCAAGAGTCGAGCCCTCGCTAACGTAGACCGTGGCGTTGACAAGCTCCGCTCCTGTATTGGCATCGGTCGCACGAGTCGGAGCGCCTGATGCGTTGACCGTGTAGATGCCGTTCTCATACGTCGTTGCTTGGTCCTTCAGCAAAATCCGGTCACCGGTCGCCAGTGTCACGCCGTCGATGGCGTCGCCGTTTTCAAAGCTAGAGGCGAGCGTCCCATTCGCCGTCGTCGCGGCTCGAACCGCCTTCTTCCAACTCAGCCCCTGTACCAGGTTGTCGACGTAGCTCTTGACGGCATGCTGGGTCGGTACGTTGACGCTGCTGTCAGCGGCGAGCGTGGTGTCGTTGTCTGTCGTGATCGAGGTGACCCCGACGAACTCGCGATAGTCTGTGGCGCTCGTGATCGTCGAAGCACCCGTGGCGATCAGGTACAGGCGCCAATAGTTCGTCGCGTCGTTCCAGTTGGTGAGGCTGGTTGAGACACTGACGGCACCTGTCGATCGGTTGGCAACGACGTAGTTCGTCGTGCTGCTCGTGAGCGCCACAGTCCCATCGGCGATGGAGTTGCCAAAGCCGCGCCCGCCGTAGTAGCCCCAGGTCAGCCCTGAGGTAGCCGGCGCGCGCTTGCCGTACATGCCGGCCGGCGACACCGCGTCGAAGTTCTCGTTCAGCTGCTGGAAGACGTTGGTATTGGCGGTGAGGTTCTGGAGTATGGTCATTGCTTTCGCCCATGAAAAAAGCCGCCAGGGTTAGGGGCGGCCTTCGATGAGGTGTGGGTTTCTTAGACGGTGGCCTGCAGTTCGTGTCCGCGGCCGACGGCGTCGCTGACCTGATAAACGCGCACATTCAGCGTGGTCTGGTTCGAACCGAAGTCGGCGATCTGCTCGGCGCTCGTATAGACGCCGGAGGCGGCGAACACAGAGAGCACGCGCTTGATCGTGGTGAAAGTGCCGTCGCTGTAGATCACGATGTCATAGCGCTCGACCGACTCCCCGAGTGGGATCACGCCCGTGGCCAGCACGTTGTCGACCAGACGCGAGCGCCGGCCCCAAGTCAACGTGATGTTGTTGCTTGAGATGCTCTTGCGCAGATCGACAGGGCTGAAAGGCTTGAGGCCCTCCGCGGTGTTCGCATAGGAGATGGGGAAGGCCGACTCAGCGCTCCGGCCCTTGGACCGAGCCTTATATATCTTGGTCTGGCCGATCGAACCGGGATCAAGGTTCGGGCGCAGTGTGCCGGCCAGGCCGATCAGGATGAACCTGTCCGCGACCTGATGCAGCCCGGTAGCCCATTCGGTGCCGCGCAGGCCGCGCAGCAGCCCGGACAGAATGTACAGGCCGCTGCCCAGGCTGTCAGCGCGCTGGAACTTGATGATCTCCCAGCGGCCATTGGCGCCCACCGCTGCAACGTTCGAAGTGCCGGCGAGCAGGACATCGCGCGTGATGCTGGAGAGCGCGCCCTCCCCGATGTTGACCGTCACCAGGTTGACCTCGTCGACGACGTTGCGAGTGAAGTTGCCGAGCGCGGTCTGCGTGGAGCCGATGACCGACTCGTTGCTGACCGTGCCGACCGACTCCAGCAAGTTGACGGAGTTGCCCATGAGCAGCTCGGCACCGGTCCAGCCGGCGCCACGGCTTTCCATGACCGCATACAGGCCGGCATTGTTGTCTGCGTCCTGCATGATGGGCCCGTCCAGGATCTCCAGCGCGGTCGGAGGCGGCAGCGGGTCAACGCCCTGGCGCACGTAGCCGCTCCCGCCCGTGGCGAGTTGCGTGAACAGTTCGGCGTCGCCCGGCTCGAGCGTCTGCTCAATGATGGTGCCGGTGTCGGTCTGGCTCATCACACGCCAGAGCCTGAACGTGCCTCGCGGGTATTCGTAGGTGCCGCCATCGCCCGGGCTCATGAAGGCGAACTTGCGCGACAGCTTGACGCTTCGGGTGTTCTGCTGGCGCCAGCGAGCGAACAGCACCATCTGCGCCACGCGAGCCGCGCGGTCTGAGTTCGTTGCGATCGGCAGTTCGATCAGCATGTCCTCGTTGGATTCGGTGACCTGGCGGATGGCCGTCTCGGTTGCCGTCTGGTAGTCGAAATCCTGATTGATGTAGCTGACCGAGACGCTGCGAGGGAGGTCGATCTCCTGCGTGCGGCTCAGCGGCATAGGGTCAGGCGACTGCGATGCATCTTCCGACTGCCCGAGCTCGCTGTACCGGATCGTCGCTTCCGAGGTGATGTCCTCGTACTTCTTGAACTTGATCAGCCCGTCTTCGTCGACTATGTAGATCGCGAATGCCGTGAGCAGCGGGTCGATGTTGCTCCGAGCGCTCGCCGGGTTCTGGATCTTGTAGCCGTGGATCGTGTCCCCGTCAGGAACGCCAGTCACGTCGTAGCGGTCCTCGCCAGCACGCTCGCACTGGTCAGCGATGATGTCCTTGACGCGCACATCCGAGATGCTGATCGCCGGCCGCACAACCTCATACTTCCGATCAGCCGACGAGGGTCCGACGACCGACATGTTCCCATCGGTGTAGAAGTTCGCGCTCGCGCTCGCGAACTGCTGCAGGATGTCGGCGGTGTAGATCAGCTCCCACGCCGAATCGGTCACTCGGAAGAAGCGCGAATCAACACCATTGGTCGTCGGCACGCTCACGAACACACCCTGGCTCGAGCAGAAGATCGCGGCTTGCGCGAACACGGCCGAGACACCCAATGCGGGGCCGACTACCGGGACCGCCAGCACTGCGCCGGTGGTCGCGTGCCGGGTCTCCATCTGGAGGTTTCCGCCGGCCACGGTGACGACGTAGACGACATCGTTGTAAATGCCAACCGGCCCAACGGTCGTACCAGTCACTGCATCGCAAGTGATGATCGTGCCGTCGTCGATCACCGCGGGCTTGGTTTGCAGGTCAGCTGTGCCGCCGCCCAGCATGACGTACTTTTCGCTCTGCGGGTCGTAGGCAGCCGTTGCATAGGGACTGCTCAAGAAGGGATAGTCCAGCGTTCCCTTCGTGTAGGTGAAGATGGGCGTTTGCGTGCCCTCGTTCAGATCGATGATGTCGATGTACGTGTCCATCTCGTTCGCGTCGGTGCGCGTTCGGATGACGCTCGGGCTCGGCGTGCCGGGGCATGGGATCGGAACGAATGTCGTCAGGGAGCCGACTTCGCAGAACAGGAGCGGGATCGTCCGCTCCAGAGTCATGGCCGCGCCCGAATGGCTGAAGTACACCTCCAGTTCACCATTGCCGTCCGAGTTGGCATCGGTGTAGTTGGTGTGCCACACCGCGCCTTTGATGTACTGGCCGTGATAACTGGTGACCCCGGCCGGCGCGTCGGCGAGCTCGTTGACCTCGATCACAGTCTCAGAGCTGGTCGACAGCACGAACGAGAACTGAGGCACCCGGCCGCCAGGGCACTCGATGGCCTTCATGGAGATCGAGACAACACCACGGTAGGCTGGCACCGTGCCCGGGCCGCCCTGATAGATCTCTTCGACCGGATCAGGCAACTGGTCAGAGTGGCCCTGGTACAGCGTGAAGAACGCGAACAGGTTTTCTTCGCTGGCCAGGGCTGTCGCGACCGGAAGGCCTGACCGCGCGTCCCACTTGAGTTTCCCGTCCTGGAAGATCTGCACGATCGACACGATGGAGCCATCGCGCGGAGTCTCCTGCAAGACGACCCGCATATGCACGAAGTAGCGATAGTCGGTGTGCTCTGCGCCGCCGCCTTTGCCGACCTCGGTCGTGCTCTCGGTCTCGATCTTGTCGGTTGACCAGACCACGTTTCCGCCGATGCGTTCGGTCCCGTGCATTTGCGGGATGCCGGCGCCGTATGTGCTGACCTGCACCTTGAGATCGTCGATCCGCGGGCCTTCGGTCTTCTCCTTGGGCGTGAGCAGTCCGCCGACCAGCGAGCCGACCACGAAGCCGAGCTGCGGATAGCCAAAGAATGACCCGACGATGCCGCCGACCAGGCCAAGCGCTGATTGCATGCTCATGCGGCCATCCCGGGAAAGCGGAAGACGGCCAGCAGCGAGGCGCCATGCCCCCGCAGCCAGTCGTCAGAGAAGCGGTGCTCGACCACCTTGCGCGGCGCTTGCGAAAACGCATGGATCAGCGACAGGCCGCCATGCACATAGTCGCCGAAGATGCCGATATGGCGGTTCGTGCCAAAGCGCATCACAGGCACGTCGCCGGGCCGGGCGGCGGCGCGCGGGATCTCGACCAGGTGCTCACGGCACTGCTCGAGCATCGATTCGTCCTCGGCCTGCCGGGCGTAGTCGCGGGTGTCGAAGTCGGTCAGCGCGAGCTCGTGCGCGACCAGCAGCACCAGCCCGAGGCAGTCGATGCCCTCGCGGCTGCGGCCTTGGTGGCGCCAGGCAGTCCCGAGGTGCGCGCGAGCCGCGGCGACGATGTCGGCCCCAGAAACAGGAAGGGCGCCCTGAGGCGCCCCGTTGAGGAGTTCGGCGGTCGTCACAGGTTCGTCCCTTCCGTGCCGCCCAGGCCGAGCACCTTGTCAGAGCCAGGCACCAGCGGGAAACCGCCGAAGTTGTTTCCGTTCGCCCACTTGGCGACGCAGTCCTCGTCGAATCGCTTGCGGCATCCAGGGGTCAGCGAGTAGGTATCGCCCACCGCGGGGTTGTATGGCAGGGGCAGATGCAGCACGAAGGCACCCGAAGCGAAGGAATAGATTTCCGTCGCGACGTTCTCGTTCTCGCCGCTCGTGAAGGTGATCACGCCCGCGCCGAAGTAGTCCGAAACCTCGGCACGCGTGCTGTCCGCGAACGCGCGCAGGCTGGTGACGCTCGTCAGCGAGCCGGTAACGGTCAGCGGGCCAAGCGCCTTGTTGCAGGCCGGGGAATAGGTCGTGCCGATCGATCCGAAGACCCACTGGCAGCCCTTCGTGAAGACGCGGCCGACCACCTTCTGCAGCGACTGGGTAACGCCGCGCACCTCGGCCGTGAAAGCCGATCGACCAGCCTTGACGTCGCCGATGTTCCCGCTCTGCAGGGTCAGGATGCCCATCGACAGGTCGCGATAGTTCACCTCGAACACAGTCACGAAGGCGCCATCCCACAGGCCGGCGAACAGTTCGTTTTCGTCGACGCTCTCCGCGGCCATCGTGCCGTTGACCTCGGAGTTCGCGACGGCGGCAGTCGCCTCCTGGCTGATGGCGGTCGGGTTGACGCCTTCCTTTGCGCGATAGACCTCGCTGTTGATCAGCAAGTCGCGCGCGCAGGCGGTGACGCGCACCACCTCGCCATCTCGGCGCTCGAAGCGCCAGCAGCGGGCGATGGTGGTGGAGTTCAGGGCGTAGTGCGCCTTCAAAGCGACGCCGATGGTCTTTGCCATGCCCTACGCCTCCCGGATCTCGTCGAGGTAGGCGGATGGCACCGACACCTTGCGGGCGTCGCGCTGGCCGGCGGCGGCAAGGCTCCAGCCCAGACGGTCGTCGCGGAACTGCACGGGCACATAGAAGTTGCCCGACCAGGTCAGCGCCTCGTCCGGCTGCGGGTACTTCTTGCCGGTGCCGGCCGCCGTGATCGTCTTGCCGGCGGTGTTCGTGGCCAGCGTGTAGACGTTCAGGCTTCCGCCCGTGATGGCCGTGATCTCGTGGCTCATGCCGTTGAGCAGCGATGCATGCGTGCCGGTCAAGTCCTGCAGCCAGAGCCGACCGCCGACCACCAGACCCGACAGCGCCGCGGCGAGCGTGACCTGCGTCGTCGCGCCCACCGTGACGGCGCTCACGTTCTGCGAGGCGTCGGCGACGAAGGTCACATAGACCGGCGCGGCGCTCAGCCCCGCATTGCCAGCCGCGACGCCGATCGTCACGGGCGAACCTCCGCGCAGCAGAGCCGGCGTGCCGTTCGGTCGCGTGAGTGCGCGCGCCTTCTTGCGGCTCGAGCCGCGCGCGGTGTAGAGCTTGCGGAGGCCGTAGGTCGGGCAGCCATTGCCGAAGCCCACCGTCCCGAACTCCACGCCGGCCATGTAGCCCTGCAGGGCGCCTTGGGTGGACAGGACAACGGAGTCGATTGGGTCGGCCAGCAGCACGCCGTACGCGCCAGCGTCCGACACCTCCCAGATGCCGAGAACATCCTGAACGCTCAGGACGCTCATCGGTTCGACGCCGATCTGCCAGGAACGCAGCGTGACGTCGCGGATGACGTTGACAGTCGCATACCCGCCCTGGTTCCGGGTGCGGTCGTTCTCGCGGCCCAACTCCCCATCCAGGCCAGCCAGGAGGACGCTCGTCGGGATGATCACGTCATCGAGTACGACGATGCCGGTCATGAGTTCCTCCGTGCGCGTTCAATGGCCCGAGATGCTTGCTGCGCGGCCTGGTCGGTCGTCTTGCGGTTCGTGCCCTCGGCGAAGGTCTGATTGATGGTCACGGCCATGCCGCTGCCATCCCCTCCTCCGGGCATGACCTTGCCATCCTGGCCAGGCATGAACCACTGTTTGCCGCCGGCCTCGAAGACCTCCCCGGCGCCCTTCTCGTTGATTCGGTACATGCTTCCTGCCGTCACCGGGCCGCCGATCGCACGGCCGGCGAAGTTGTTGGTGAACTTGAATAGGTCGTCCAGCCCGCCGCCCGAAGCGTTCGCAAGGGTCGTGGCCGCGCCGTTGGAGAAACCACCAAAGGCGCCAGCCGCGAGCCCAGCGATTGAACTCAGGAGGCCGCCGCCGCCACCCCCGCCGCCGGTAGCGCCGGTAGAGCTCAGGGCCGCGGCGGCCTCGGTCGCGGCGAGCGTGAGTTTGTCCAGGGCCGCCGAGCCCGTCGCAGCGCTGGTCGACAGCGAAGAGACGCCATTCGCGCCCTTGCCCTTGCCGCCGCCGAGCAAGCCACTCAATAGGCCGCCAGCCTCCCCGCCGATGGAGTCCTTCAGGAAACCGGCGAGCGGTCCCGTGATGTTCTCCTTGACGAAGTTGCGCGTCAGGTCTTCCTGAATCGATTTGAGGAATGACTTGGCATCGAACTTGCCGCCCGTCAGCAGGTTGGTCAGTTGGTCCTCGAGCCCCTTGAGGCCATTGGTCACGACCTCTTCGAAGTTCTTGGCCTTGTTCTGGGCTTCGTCGTAGTAGTTGGTCAGGGCTTCGGTCGCGCCGACCGTCCAGTCCTTCTGAAGCTCGAGCTTCTTGGTCCAATAGTCCTCATCGGATGCGAGCGCGCGGTCGTGCGCCTGCTGCTCGATTTGGAGGTACTTGTCGTACTCCTCCGACGTGATCTGGCCCGCGCGGCGCTGCTGGTCGAGCGAGTCGCGGCGCCCCTGCAGTTGGTCTTCGCGCTGGTTGCGTCGCGAATCCTGCTCGCGTCGCAGGTTGCCCTTGCCGAGCCCGGCGAGGTCGCGCTGGTTCTGCTTGGCGATGGTGTCGACGTAGGACTGAGCGGCTGCGGCGGCCTGCTCGTACTTGATCCGAATTTGGTCGAGCGCGTCGGCCTCCTGGATCGCCAGCACCTTGAGGTTGGCCGTGGAGTTCTCGCGCAGCTTGGCTAGCTTGGCCTGTGCGTCCAGAATCTTCCGGTCGTTGTCGATTTTTTCCTTGCCGGTCAGCTTCTCCTGCTGCAGGCGCTCGATCTGCTTTTCGACGGCGGCCTGTTCGACGCGGTCGTTCTCCTGGATGAACGCGCGCTTCTTGGCGTAGTACTCGGCCTCGCTCACCAGGTTGGCGGAGCGCTCTGCCTGCAGGATCTTCTCGCCGTTGGAGATGGTGTTCGAAAGGGCTTCCTGCGCCTTGCGAATCTCCTCCAGATCGAAGGCGAGTTGCGCCTTGGCCTCTTGAACGGCGCTGTTGTCCGTCTTGCCCTTCGGCGTCTTGTCCTGGTTCAGGCGGCTGGTGTTGAGCTTCGGCTTCGCGGCGGCGGCGATGGTGTTCGCCTGCGAACGGGCCTGCAGGCGCTTGACCTCGTCGTCGACGAACGGCTCCTTGCCGATCGCGAGAACACGGGCTTGGAACTTGTCGAGCTCGGCGCGGGCGCGCTGCGCGTCGTCCTTGACGGCGTCGCTGATGGCGTTGAAGCCGTTGAAGTCCAGCGAGGCAAGCGCCGCCAGTTGCGCAGCAATGGCGCCGATCTCGCGGCCCACCGCCTTGAACGTGAAGATCACATCCGAGGCAACGATGGTGATCGCCTGAAAAACGACGACAGCACCGTTCAGCGCGCCCTTCAGGATGTCGGTCGCCGCGCTGGTGCCGTCTTCCTCCTTGGCGATGGACTTCATCAAGTCCGTGATGTCGTTCAGGATCGGAATCGCGTTGACCGCGGCGACCTGAAGGAATTGCTGGACCTGCGATTGCAGGCGAGCCTGCGCGTCGCTGAAGTCGTCGGCGGCCTTCCCTTGCTGCTCGGTGATGTAGGCAGCGTTCGTGCCCTCGACCGCGTATTCCTTGAGGAAGGTCAGCAGCTCGGCGCCGGACTTGCCGAACAGGGCAACGGCATAGGCGGTCTTCTCCGAGCCATCGGCGAAGCCATCCATTGCGCGCGCGACGGCCTGCAACTGCTCGACGGGCGAGAGATCCTTGAACTTCTTGAAGTCCAGGCCCAGGCCGGTGATCGCATCGCCGACGAGTTTCGATTCGTCATCGGTCTTGGACAGCGAAGCGGTGAGTTTCACCGAAGCCGCGGCGATGGTGTCGATGGAAAGGCCAGCGACGTCGGAAGCCGTCTTCAGCGAGGAGAGGTTGACGGCGGTGTCGCCGATCTTCTCTGCGAGGTCTTGGTACTTGCCGACCTGGCCGATCAGGGCGTTTGCGCCGGCCGCGGTCGCGACAAGGGCGGCGCCGGCAGCAGCGGCAAGCGCGATGAAGCCGACGCGGAGACGGTTGCCCATCTCCACGCCGCGCTCGTAGCCCTCGGACAGCTTCAGGGCCGAATCTGCCGCCTCGAGCTGCGCCTTGGACGCGCCGCGCAGAGCCAGCGAGTACAACTCGGTTTCGCGCGCTGACTTGCCCTGCGTCGCCGCGGCGGTCTGGAGCTTCTTGACGTAGTTGTCGATCGACTTCGACGCGCGCGCCGACGCCGTGCCCATCGAGTCGCCAATGTCCTTGCCGAGGCTCTTGATGGAGCGCTTGGCATCGTCGACCCCCGCCTTCAGCTTGGTAGCGTCGGCAGAGACCTCGATGACGCCACGCCCGATGACATCAGCCATGTGTTTTTGCTTTCGGTTTGGAGCGCATCTGATCGAGGGCCGCGAGTTCCATCACCTGAAGGCAATCGAACACTTCATCGCGGTCGTCTATGGGCGTTTTCGTGCGGCGCCAGATCTCAGGCAGGACGCCGTAATCCAGTCCGGTCGGGCCATTGCTGCCCCGCCACTGGGTAGACATGGCCGTGAAGACCATCAGCGGGCGCCAGTTCTCCGGCCAAACCTCGGTCGGGGCGCGGTCGCACGCCTCCTCCACAGTCAACCCGAACGCCGCGGCCTCCTCGGCTGTCGGCGGCTCAGGGTCGGGCGTGTAGAAAGCGCGCGCGACCGCCCTCAGTTTTTTAGCCGGCTCTGCGTCAGTTCTTCGAGGTATGCGCGGTACACCGCCAGGGCCACGCCGATGTGGTTCTCCAGCAGCAGCACGACGTTTTCCTTGTTGAACTCGTCGTCCAGGCTCCAGCCGACGACCATCTCCAGGAAGATCTCGTCATCGCCCTTGCCAGCGCGCCACTCGATGAACTCGGCCAGGGCCTTTTTCGTGCGGTGCTTGAACGTGACCAGGACATCGACCGTCTCGCCGCCAGCGGTCGGAAAGCCGACCTTGGCAGCGAAGGTCGGGCTTGCCTTGAGGCTGAACTTGGCCATTACGACGTGTACCGGACGGGCTCAGCCAGGAACGACAGCGTGACCTCGACGGCCATGATTTCGTTCACCGTCAGGGTCGGCGTCTTGTTGAGCGAGATGTAGGCGTTGTAGAAGATCAGCGCGCCGGAAGGCAGCGTGATCCGCACGGCGCGCGCCAGGCGGTCGTCGTTCGCGGTCGATGCGAGTTGGTAGCCGGCGAGCGACGGATCGTCCGCCACCTGCAGGGTCAGGCCGCCCGCAGACTTGACGGTCGGGATGCGCTTCTGTGCATCGGCTTCGAGCAGTTGGTACTCGAGGAACTGCTGTTCGCCGCCCTGCGAGCTCGATCCCAGGATCTGGGACAGTTGCGTCCAGCCGGTGATCTCGCGCACAGAGCCAATGCCGCTTCCTGCCGGGTAGATGGCGGTGCTGGTGCTGACCACGCCTTCCAGGGTCACATCGTTGGTCGAGACCACGCTGGCGCGGACGATCTTGTCCGTCAGGCGCGACCAGCCCGAGGTGACTTCGAGGATGTCGCCGACGATGACGCCGTGCGAGGCCTCGAGCGTTGCCACGGCGGCGGCGGCATTGGTCAGCGCCGACATCGTTTTGGAAGCGCCGTAGCCGGAAGCGATGGCGATGAGTGCGCCATTGGGGAGCGAGATTGCCATGATGAACCTTTCGGGAAATAAAAAAAGCCGCTCGATGGCGGCTTGGTTGCAGTGCCCGGAAAGGGCGGGAGGGAAACGGGAGGGCTTAGCGGTCAGCCCAGATCGAAAAATCCTGGCGGGTGCCGAACAACTTGGTCTCTTCTTCCTGATCGGCCACGAAGGCGCCGAGAGGCTTGGCTTGGATACCGGCTGCGGCCACAAGCGCGGCCTCGACTTGGATGGCCAGCGAGTTCGCCTCGGCGCGCGTCAAAGACCAGACGTTCACTTGCATGCGGGCGTTGCGCTTGCTCGGGACCGTGGCCTCGAGGAACGTCGGCGCGTCGCCGCCGACTTGCTGATAGGTCATGTACGGCTTCGTCACGCCGAGCGGCGCCACGTCGGGATAGACGCGGTTGCTGACCAGCGTCTTCAGCGTGTTGAACACGGTCGATTCGAGGCTCATGAGGTCACCGCCAATTTCTCGGCCATCCGCGCCTTGCCGGCCGCGATGGCTTCATTGACCGCAGAAAACGCGGGCCGCAGGAACGGATGCGCGGGCGCGTTGGAAGTGCCGAACTCGACCATGTAGCCGTAGGGCGCATCCGAATGGTTCCAGCTGATCCGATAGGTCTTGGTCGTTTGGCTGGACTTCTCCGGCGAGTACGCGCGGTAGATCGACTTCTTCAGCGTGCCAGGCAGGAACAGATACTTGACCCCGGATTTCTTGGAGTTCGACCCGTAGAAGTAATGAGCCTCTGTGGAGACCGGGCAGCGCGTCTGCGCCTCCTCGTAGAGCACCTTCGCCATCGCCGCGGCGCCGGACATGACGATGCCGTCCTGGATGTTGGCGGCGAACTTCGCCAGGCCTTCGTCGATGTCGCTCTTGAACTTGGCCTCGATGAAGTTGCCAGCCATGACTACCCCGCGTTCGCGCCGGTTTCGCAGGCCAAGTCAATGCGCTCGCGCGTTTCCTGATCGTCCAGAACCGACCGAATGTCGAAGATCGTCGATCCGAGCACCGCGCGCATGCCGGCAGTCACGTCAGTCCGGCGACGGACGCGGATGGAGGCGCGCGCCACGCTCACGGGCGCGTCACCCTTCACCGTCTCGACGCCGTTCAGAAAGCGGACGTTCGCCCAGACCGTCGCAACATCCACCCACCCGGCCACCGGCTCCCCGATGTCGTCCTGCACCGTGCCCGGCTGCTGAATCGTCACCCGGCGGTTGAGCTTGCCGATTTCCACGTCACTTGCTCCAGATCTTGATCGTGTCGAGCAGAGAGCGGGCGCCCATGGGGATCTCGTTCAAGCTGAGCGTGCTCACGGCCTGGCGGTTCTCGTACAGGTGCCCGATCAGCAGCAGCAGGCCGGCGCGCGCCGCCTTCGGGAGCGTGGTGTAGCCGGTCACATAGCGGATGCGGACAGCGTCGGGAACGTCCTGCGTCGTCGGCCAGTAGTTGCCGTAGGTCGGCGCCAAGCGGCGCGCTTCCCCGTAAAGGCTGAGCGCGTATGCGCTCCCGGTGATCGTCTGCTCAACGCCTGCGGTATCGGTGTACTTGACGCTCGTGATCGTCGCGACCGGCGGCAGGTCCAGGTCGATGTAATCGTCCTCGTAATCGGGGAAGCAGTGCAGCGCCATCTCGAGCGTCTGGGTCGCGAAGGCGCGGCCGGTGTAGTGCTCGGCGAACTCGCGCGCAACCGTGATCAGCGCCGTGATGATGGTGTCGTCGGCGGTCTCGGCCGTCTCCACCCTCAGATGCAGCTTGGCTTCGGCCAGCGTGACCGGCTCCGTCGCGACCGCGGTAGTGACCTTGTACGCCATGCTCAGACCTCGCCGGCTTCGACCAGTTGGTTCGGGTGGCGGCTGTGGTCATAGGCCGCCTCGATCTCTTCTGCCGTGGGCAGCGTCGCGCGCTCGACGAAATCCACGTTGACCCGCTGCCCGTCGTGAGTGATGTTCAGGTCGACGCAGTCGTACCCGTAGAAGCGCTGCGCCTGCGGGTTCATGGCGTCCATGAGGCTCGTGGTCTTCGGCAGGGAGAGTTCGACCCCGCGCGCCGCGGCGATGCCAAGCCAGAACTCGACGCAGGCCCGTCCCTTCTCGGCGTCGTGCGCGTCGGGATAGGTGAAGTCCATGCCAAAGCAAGTGATCTTCTTGGCGCCGACGTGCAGCGCGTAGGCCACGGCATAGGCCGCGGTGCTGTTGAAGTAACCCAGCGGGTTCGCCGTCAACACGTCAGCCAGCGGAAACTCGACCAGGCAGGGGTAGTCAGGGTGCGCGCGGCTGGTGATGACCGGGCCCTGGTAGGACTTCAGCCACTTCAGCATGTGCGCGATGTTCGAATCGGGCTTGGCCGCGGCGCGGATCTCTTGAATCCGGACGTCGTCGAGGTGGAAGACCTTGTCGCAATCAAAAACATTGCCGAGGGCGTTGATGCACCATGTCTCGTCACAGAAAGCCTTGCGGCCGCCCATCCGCTTCGTGATCTCGAGGTATTGGCGCACCGATGGGCCCATGCCAAGGATGGCGACGTGGAAAGGCTTGCTCATGCCGCCAACCTCGGGCGCGACGCCTGGTGCCAGGCGCTCATCTTCGCCCTGGTTTCGTCCGTATGAGGAATGCCCTTGTTCCAAGCGACTTGCCCCTTGCCGGCTCCGTTCGCGCGCTTGGTTTCAGAAATCTTTCGACGCGTCTCCTCGGAAACGGTCTTGCCGATCTGCCATGAGGACATCTTGGCCCGCGTCTCTGCCGATGGGGTCTTGCCGAACCGAACGGCGGACATTTTCCGCTTCGTCTCATCGCTCAGCTTCACGCCGAGTTGGCTGCCAGCCGTGCGAGCGATGTTGTAGAAAGGCGCCTCCGAGTCCAGCCACTTTTGCTCCACAGCGACGAGATTCAAGTCGGCAGGAGCGCGGTCGATAACCGAAAACGCGAAGGCCGTCTCGCCGTACTTGTTCCACGAGCGCTGCAGTTTGATGTTGTGGTGCATGTTGCGTCGCAGAAGGCTCAGGTGGAGATCCCATCGCCGCTGAAAATTGATGGCGCTGCCGATGTAGGCCTTGCCGTTGACCGTGTTGACGATCTTGTAAATGCCTGAATTCATCTTTTCCTCATCCGAAAAGGTCGGGGTGCCGAGTTGCACGGCGCCGCGCGGGATGAGCGCGCGACCTTGAAATGAAAAAGGGGCGCCGGATGGGCGCCCCTTTCGGTGCTTACTTCGATCAGGCCGGGTTGGCGACCGGAACCAGCGACGGGTTGAACAGAATCGCCGTGGCCGACAGCGCGCCGACCGACGTGGTGCCGGTCTGCACTGCGCTCAGCTGCACATAGCGCTTCGTGCCCTTGTAGCCCAGGCGCTTGGACACTTCCTTGCCGGTGCCAGCCACGCGGGCGCCGGCAAGCAGGGAGGCCAGGGCTTCGGTGCCCAGCATGTCGGCGTCGGCGACGCTGGTCAGGGTGCCGGTCACGTCGCCCTCTTTCAGGACCAGGGTGACGATGGAGCCGGTCGTGGTCACCGAGCCGTAGTCGACGACGAACTCGACGCCGCCGTAGCCTTGGCGATCGATGATCGCGCCGGTCTTGGTGGCGTTGGCGCCGATGGCGGCCGGGATGATGGCCAGCTTCTGCTGAATGTTGCTGTGAAGATCGTTCGATTTCATGATGGTTTCCTTTCGTGGTGTCAGTGCCCCGGGTTGCCCCGTGGCGTGTTCATCAGGTCGAGAACTTGAGGAACTTGACCGCTTCGAAGTTCACGGCACCGCCGCCCGTGCGCTTGGTGCTGTAGAACACCACGTAGGGCTTGGCAGTGAAGGGGTCGCGCAGCGTGCGGATGCCCATGCGATCGACGATCGTGTAGGCCTCGCGGATGTCGCCGAAGGCCAGCGACAGGGAGCCCGTCGCGATGGCCGGCACGTACTGGTCGACGCGCGCCGGGTAGCCCAGGAGGCGATCCGGCTGGCCGGCCTGCAGGCTCGGTTCCCACAGGTAGCGGTCGCTGGTCGCTTCCTTCATCTTGCGGATGGCGGTGCGGACTTCGCGGCGCATGAGCCAAGTGGCGTTCTGCAGGTACTGGTCCTTGAAGGCGCCGATCATGTCCTGCAGCGGGTCAGCCTTGGTCGTGTGGAAGGCGCCGTTGGCGCCGGTCACGACGTGCTCGAACGTGCCCCAGGTGCGGGTGTCGTCCGCCGTCGCCGCCGTGGCGTAGGCAAACAGGCCGCGCGGCTGGCCGACGCCCGTGCCGGTCGTGAAACCAGCGCCTTCGACGCGCGCGAACTTGTCCGCGACCTTGCCGGCGAGCCAGCCTTCGACATCCGTCGCGGCGTCGTCGAGGATCTTCTGCGAAGCCTTGGGCATCGCATACATCTCGTGCGCCTGGATCTCGTACTTGCCCACTTGCGGGGTGCTGGTGTCCGAGCGGGTGCCCAGTTCCGAAACCCAGCCAGCATCGGCCTCGTTGTTGTCGACGATGCCCTCGAGCTTGTCGGTGCTGATCGACTGGACGTTGGCCAGTTGACGCATCGTGGACTGCTCGTAGATCTTCGACACCATGCGGCCCACGGTCGACGGGGGCAGCAGATAGCCGCCATCCGGATCCGAGCCGGCTTGCATGGCCTTGCGCTCGTCGCTGGACAGCGAGTCCATCGGCGTACCGGTCATGACGCGGAAGAACGCGTTTTTGTACTCGGTGTAGCCCTTGGCATCCACTTCGGCGGGGGCAGACTTGCCCTTGCTTTGGAAGTCGGCGCGCAGCATCAGGTTGAACTGCTTGACTTCCGAGGCCAAGTCGGCGGCGGCCTTTGCCTCGGTGTCGTTCTGCGGGCGGCCGGCCTTCTTTTGCAGGTCGTCGATCACGGTCTTGAGTTCGTCGAACTTGTCGAGTTCGTCGCTCAGTTTCGCAACCTTGGCCTCGAGGTCGGCAACTGCCTTGCCCTCAGCTTTCGCCTTGATCAGTTCATCGTTGGCCTTCTTGAATTCTTCGAACGCTTTGCCCTGGCCTTCCAGGACGTTCTTGACTTCGAGCAGGGTGACTTCGCCGGAGCCGACGAACGGCACGGCGCCCGCGGCGGCGAGGCCTGCGAGCACTTCAGGCGGCAGGTAGTTGACCAGCGGGAAGCCGGCGACGGCAGCGACGGCGGCGATGGCGGCCAGGGCCAGAAGGCCGATGGTCAGGTGTTGACGGGAGAGTTTCACAGCGATTCCTTTCGAATCAGGGTTGCAGGAGGTTTTGATTGCGCTTTGAGAGCGCGATGAGTTCGCCCAGCTCCCCGGAATCACTCCGGCCACTGACGCTCTTGATGCGGGAGACCAGAGTGGTCGCCTCGCTCTTCGACATGCCACAAGCATCACGCAGGTGGCGTTCGATTTCGGACAGGCTGTCAAGCTCCTCGATGGTCTTGACTGCCGAGACGCGCGAAGCGTCATTCATGGGGAAAGTGACCAGACTCAACTCGACCAGGTCAACCTTTTTGAGAGAGCGAACGCCGGTCACACGGTCGTAACTGTCATCGCGCGAGCGGTAACCGATCGACATGCCGGAAAGCGCGCCCATCTTCATGAGCTCGTATGCCTCGGCGCCGCGCGCGGTCTTCAGCGCGAGTTGGCCCTTCACTTTCAGGCCGACCGCGTCCTCCTCCATGCTGGTGTAGACACCGATCGGCTCGGCCTGGCGGTGCTGCCAGAGCATCGCAGGCATGCGGCCGGCGGCCTTCTGGGTGGCCAGGGTTTCGGTGAATGCACCAGGCACGACGATGTCGCCGCCCTTGTCGGTGATGTTGAAAATCGACCCGTAGCCCTCGAAGGTGCCGGTATCGCCGTTTGCCTTCAGCTCGCAGCTGAAATCGAGAGTTTTCGTGGTCATTTCTTTCCCTTTCAGACCGCTGCCGGCACAGGTGCAGGCGTGTTCGTCGCGATCGGCAGGACTGCCGCGTCGCCGCCGAACGGATTGAGTTCCTCGAGGCCGCGGACTTCGTCTTGCGTCATCCACGCGGGCGAGCCGCCGGAGCCGAGAGCCTTCGCGTAGTACTCCGCGCGATCTTTCGCCGCGCCGCGCAGCAGGCCGCCGGCCATGAACTTGAAATACAGGCCGGACGCGCGCTCTTTCTTCGTCAGAAGGTGCAGATCGGCCGAGTTTTCGACCCGCGCATACCAGGGCGACAGCGTGTGGACGACGTGCGAGAGGAACATCTGCTCCGCGCTCGCGTAGGTCGCCGCCTTGTCCGAGTAGCCCACCATGATCGGCATGACGCCGAAGAAGCGGCAAACCTCCTCGATTTGGAACTTCCGGGTCTCCAAGTGCTGCGCATCGAGGCCCGACATCGCGGTTGCAAGCCACTTCGCGCCGCGGTCAAGGATCATCGGAGCACCAGCGTTCTCGGCGCCGGCCATTTCCTTCTCAATCCAGGCCTTCAGCGCCTTGTACTGGTCGGGGCTCAGGTTGCCGTCAACCGAATACGTGCCCGACGTCCGAATTCCCTTTGCATGCAGCTTCGCGTGTGATTCCTCGGTCGCAATGGCCAGGCCAAGCGCCTCACGCGCGACGTTGAGCACCTCCATGCCAAGCAGGCCGTTCCAACTGGGCCCCTTGACGTGCCAGATAGATTCGCTCGGGAAGATCCGAACGGCGCCGCTCTTGCCGGTCACCTTGTATTCGATGCTGTAGTCCTCGTTCTGGACCTTCTCCACCTTGCCCGGGTCCAGCAGGATCATCTCGAGGATCTTGCCGCCGACGCCGCGGTTCAGAAACGCGAAGGCGTTGCCCATCGCCGCATGCAGGATCAGGGTCTCACGGAACTCGAAGGACGTCGTCCAGTCGTTCGGCGCCGTTGCAACCAGGTCGTACAGCGAGTGATCTTTCGCCGCCTGGATCTTCGTCAGGCCGTCGACGTCCGCCTCCCGGAACAGCTTGAACGGAACCTGCGCGCCGCCCTGCGACAGCACTTTCAAGCAGGCGAACGCGACCGAAACCTTAAACGCGGTCTCCAGGTTGATCGTCTGCCCGGCCTTGGACGCACGACCGCCATAGATCTCGCGGAATAGCTCGAGCGAGTTCGTCGCCTTTCGCGAAAATAGACGGTCGAAGAATCGCATCAGGCGGTTTCCCAGAATGAACGGCCAGAAGCGACCGGATTGAGTGCCATCAGCGACACAGCATCAAAAAGCGCCATGACCGGATCGATCTTGGCCTTGCCAGACGCCTGCTTCGTGATCGAAATCGCGTTGCCGTTGTCGACAGTCCTTGCATTTCCGACACACCAGGCCATCAGCGGCCGGGACCCATGCACCAACTCGCCGCCGGCCACCTTGCGCTCGGTGGTTTTCACCGCGCCGTTGAGCTTCCAGCCCTGCTGAATCGCGACGATGTGGTCCTCGTTGAAGTCTCTGGCGACCAAGGCGTCGACGATGTCCGTGATGCCGGCGCCATCGACTCCGATTCCCAGTTTTTCCGGGAGTAGACCGGCTTCTCGGACCTTGCAAACGATGCCGACGACCTGGGAAACGTCTAACCCGGGCCGCTGCACGATCGTCAAATCCCGTTCCTTCTGGAAGTCCAGTAGCCGAGGCGCGATCTCCTTGCGCCGCTCGAGCGCTATCTCATGCACCCAAGCATGACCCCAATGGAGCCAACGCTTGCGATGGACCGTATGCGCCGCTACTAGCTCGCCGGTATCCGGGTCGTTCTGCTCCGGCACTTGAATCTCTGTCGCCTCGGATTCGCGGCCGACGACCGCGACACCCAGCATGTCGTCCAGCCCGCCGCCGTCGATGCCGATAACAGCAACCTCGCAGCGCTTCAGTAGCGCCTGCAGCGTCAACCCCGACTCGCCTGACGCCTCCCAGAAATCCGCGCCGGCCCATCTGTCGCTGCGGAGGTTTAGGCCGATCTCGACGTTGAGGTGCTTCGCGAGGAACTTCTGGAACGACCCGTCCTGCTTGGCCTGGTGCTTCTTGAGGTTGTCCTCGAGCCATTCCTTGCTGACCGACCGCCCCATGTTCGGGTTGGTCACGTAGAAGTTCTCGGTCAGCATGTAGCCCTTTGAGGCCAGCATCGCTGGCGGGAACTCATACAGCACGCCGAGCGACTTCTTGTCCTCGATCTTGCCGTCCCGCACATCGCGGTAGTAGTCCAGCTTCTCCTTGAACACACCGGCCGGCGGCTCCTCGCTCTGCGTGGACAGGTAGATGACCCATCCCTCCTCGCGAGACACTTGGCCGCCCGTCGCCTCCATGAACATGCCGCTTGCATTGGCCCGGCTGCCGAAAATCCAGTGCTCGTCGACCAGCACCTTGCCGGACTTCTTGCCCGAGACCGTGTCGGTGTCCGCAGCCACCACCTTGAGCGACGCCTTGGAGACCCGGTGCGTGATCGTCCGGATGTGGTCCTGGACGTGGAACAGGGCTGCGAGCTCCTCGTCGGCGCGCACCATGCCGGCGGCCGGCTTGAAACTGTTGTCCGCAACCTCCTTGGTCGGCGCCAAGATCAGGTGCTCCTCTTCCTCGCGCCAGCACAGGATGACCGCCGTCAGCATGATCCCGGCCGCGATCGTCGATTTCGTGTTCTTCTTGCTGATCAACAGGAAGAATTCCCGGATCAGCTGCTTCCCCGCCTCCGCGTCATAGGCGCCGAAGATGGCGCCGACGAAGTCAAAGACCCATTGCTCGCTGCACTCGCCGAACGTCGGCTTGCCCGGAAGGTCCGTGACGCGCAGCTGTTTGAAGATCGCAAGCGCCTGCTCAGCCTGGTCCGGGAAGATCGGCGCCGGAATAATCGAGCGCCCCTCGATCAGCCGGCGCTCCCAATCAACGCAGGCTGTCGTCCATTCCACGGTCAGACCTTCCTACCGCCTGCAGCCACCAGTTTCGGCGGCGCGGACGGCGCGAACCGGCTGGCCACCTTCTTCGCGGCCTCGTTGCGCTCATCCTTCTTGCCGCTCTCGCCCTTCTTGGCATGGACGTAGGGCGCAGCCAGGGAAGCGGCCTGCATCCGGCGGGCCTTGTCTTCCGAGCCGTCGCGCATGACCTCCAGCAGGTAGTCAAGCGGCGTCAGTGCCGACAGGTCAGCCGCCGGAGTGGGCGCCACTGGTTCAGCAGGCTTCTCCTGCCCGAACGGCCACGCCGAGTCCTTCTTGAGTCCGTCCTTGTCCACCTTCGCCGGCCGATCCGCTGCCGGTTTCTTGGGCTTCCTGCCCGCTCCTGGTCGGGCTCCGCCCCTTGGCATTTTCTGAATCCTTTGATAAAACCTATTGAATTCGAACCCCCTCGAATTCAAACAACGCGATTTTTTCTCTGCGTGCTTAGGACATGCGGTCTAGGGCGAAAAGGGTCCAAAGATCGACCCTCCCCCTCCCCGTCAGGTTTCCGGTGCATCGATGTGGTGCATCGACCTCAGTTCACCTGACCATTCCGCTCTGCCGCCTCGATGCGCTGCTTGTGGGCGCTGTGGTGGTGGGCACAGAGGCTCTGCCAGTTGTTGCGATCCCAGAACAGGGTCATGTCGCCTCGAAAGGGCACGATGTGGTCGACCACTGTGGCCACCGTGACCCGGTCATCGAGCTCCTCGCACATCACACACAGGGGATGAGCCTTGAGCCAGCCCTCTCGAGCCTGCTGCCACTTGTACCCATACCCGCGTTGAGTGCTGGTCTTGCCTGCCCTCCATGAGTCAGGGTCAGCGCTCTTCAGCGTGGCCACCCGATTGGTGCTCAGGCTCCCTAGCCTGGGCTTGAGGGTAGTGAGCTTCATCCCTTGAGCACGTCGATCACGTCCAGCAGCTTCCTGTTCGCAACCAGCAGGGCCTCGATGCTCCCGTTCTGGACCTCTACCAACTCCATCAGGCTACCGATAAGCCTTGCTGCTTCACCGGGTAGGCTGTCTAGCTCCTTCTGCAGGGCGTTCATGTCTGCGATGAAGGATGTAGCGGAGGACATGGGGCGCTCCTTGTGTTGTGCCATCCCATCGGGCTACCCTTTCGGGCTGGGTGCTGCCGGTCGCGATACCCTTGATGGCCGTGTCGCAGTGGCGTGGAGACTGACGCCATTTACCCGTGGCGAACGCGCTCAAGTTGCGCGACTGAGTCGGGGTGGTGAATTCGGAAGCCCGCTTGTCGCAGGCGGCAGAGATCAGGGCTTGCATCGGGCCGACTCCGGTCCTGCGCTTGGCTCCGACCAACGCGCGGCAAGATGAGGGCTCTGGCTGTCACCGAAACTTGGTGCGATGGCTGGATTCGAACCAGCGACACGACAGCCGGGATTGGCCCGGCCGGGCTCTGACCGCTGAGCTACACCGCAGAAGCGAAAAAGTCCACCCCAAAGGAGGGGGGTATATCGGATGCCAGGAACCTCCCTAAGCTGCCGCTTCTCCACGAAAATCGCCACAAACTCCGAGGGGTGCCGACATGGCGGCTGACCAAGATTCACCGGCCAACTCGGTCGGCATTGTGATTGCGATGAATGACGTCGGTCGGCGACTCGCGGGGATTGAGGCGTCTTTAGCTTCCAAGCAGTCGGACTCCCCTAAGTCCAACACGGCACTCCTTGAAGTGCTGAAGGTGTTGTTTGGCGGTTGGCCTGCCTTCGCTTTGATTCTTCTCCTACTTTTCTACGTCCCACTTCGAGACGCGTTGAATGAGATTCCGGACAAAGTACGGAAAGCTAGGAATATCAGCGTCGGAACCATTTCACTCCAGTCCACGATAAAGGACGAGGCGGTGAAGCTCGGCACGCCCAACCTAGCCAATACTGTGCCGCGCCTGTCAGCTGATGCGACGTACATGCTCTTGCACGCTCCGGCAGATTCATGGGGCCTTATTGGCATGTATGAGCGCGTGAAGGGAGAGGGCTACTACTCCATCGAACTTCCGAATATTGCCGGCTTCACAGCGCTAGAGGAATTGCAACGGCACCAGTTGATCGACCTAGGTGGATTTGTCGACGACAAGGAGGTAACTCTCGAACAAGCTGCGAAAGCGCTCACAGAGTTCCGCAAATCACATCCTGCCGATGAATATCAGACAAAGACGAAGAATCGAGTTCGGTGGGTGTTCCACAAGCACGTCCCAACAACGACCGTTATTCCAAGTTTCACCTGGGAACTTACCCCCCTGGGAGCGAAGGCGGTCGAGGTGGTTGCTAGTGCAGTTCATGCCGAACTGCAAAGAGAGCAGACACCTACCGAGAAAAAGTGACCTTAGCCCGTCCTGCGTACTTCTTGTTGAGGTAGGCCAGCAGCGCCAGTTCCACGGCAGGCGGGATCACCGCACCACCGATCTTCACCTCGGCCTCGATCTCGATGTCCTGGGCCAGGGCGATCATGTGCAGGCGGATGGTGTTCGGCTGGCCGACACCGATCGACACGTCGACGCCTGTCAGCTTCTTGACGGGCTCGCCGTCAATGAGAACCTGAGTGCCTTGGCCGACGCCCGTCAGGCGATGTGATCTTGATGGTTGATACCATGCGGCACCTCAAACTTAGGAGAACGACGATGGCAGGACTTACCAACATGCAGGCTTACACGAATGCGTGCGAAATCATCAAAGAAGCAGCCGGTGGTGGAGCATTCAAACTGAATGGGCCAAGCGCCAACACAGACTTGGAGGTGTCCAAGAAGGCAGCGGAACGTGATGCCGCATACCTTGGCACGCTGATCAACAGCTTGGCTAAATCGATAACCGCGAAGACTGAATAAGATAGCCCGTCGGGCCGGGGCAACTACGGGCAACTGCAAAGTATCGACGGAGGAGACGGCAGACGCGGGGGTTTGCGATGCGGCCGTTATCGAGTGCGCACGCCCATGATTCGCTGTACCTGCTTCACGAACAGCGTTGTGTCCAGGAAGTAGTTTGGATACGCGCGCTTGAGCGCCGCGACCGACTCAACCGAAACCAACACGACCTGATCGCGGGAGTTCGCAGGGATCGTGGCTTCGAGCTTCGTGTATCTGTCATTCGCCATCTTGGATTCGTCCGCCCGGAACCCGACAAGCTCAACCCTCGACGAATCAGGCCTTAGGTGCACAAGGAAGTACTTCTTGTCCTTCTGCTTCCCGACATGCTCGAGCGTCGCGTTGTAGCTTTGCAAGAGCGGGAGAACTCGAAGATCAACTGATAGCGAGCGAATTTCCTTCACCAACTCCGAGTGGTCACTTGGCACCCCCGGGACCGGCGCGCTCTTCTCGAGAAGTGCGAAATCTGACGAAACCAGCGAGAAAAAGCGGAGCCAATCGCGCTCGCCCTGATTCGACTTGAGCGCTTGACGAGTGAACGTTCCCACAGCCTCAACGGCGGTCGCCCAGCTATGTTGCAGCGCACTGCGCATCTGGATCTCAATCTTGAGATCCTTGTAGCATTCCTTGTCCGCCCCAGATGGGAAGTACTTATAGATCAGATGAATGCTTCTGTACCCGTCGCTCTTTGGGCTCTCAATGTAGTTCTTGAAACCCGTATTCGAGTGCGAATACTCACGAGTCGCGTAAATGGCATGAAGCTTTCTGACGGCATCAATGCCCGGGAGAATGCAGCGGCAGCCTCCAATGTCCTGCATCTGCGACAGATGCATGTTTTCCTGTCTGCTCAGCTTGGCGTGGATGGATTCAAGTCGCTTCGTGCGCTGGGCAGTCAATGCGTTCCCACTCACCTTCGCAGACCGATTTCTCAAGGTCATGTGCAAGAGGTTCAGCGGATAGCTGTGCGATGCGCGCCAGTTGTTAATCACCTCAAGTGCTCGGATCATTTCTGCCGAATGAACAGAGGGACCCACTACCAGCGTGCGCCCCGCGGCGTTGACAACAGAACGATCGAACAACGGAACAGCATGAGCCATAAGCGGAGCATCCAAAAAAGATGCCGCATCGTACTTGACCCCATCACGGCTGCGATCGGTACGACCTGGCGTGGCCTTTCGGCTGCTATCACAGGTCCGCGACTCGCATGCGTCATGGGGCCAACGAAAAAGCCCCGGCTGTTTCCAGTCGGGGCAAGAAGGTCGGTGGTCTCGACCTTGGAGAAGGGTTCTCCAGAGAGAGGCTTCATCATGGGCGCGTTGAGGACTCCCTTCAACGTCCCTTCGCAGCGGAAACCATGCGGCGATCGCCGAACCGGAACTAATGCACAGTTCGCGTCGAAATTTGCTTGGCCCCCGACTTCCTGCCTCAGGACCGTAGCCAAACTAGCCGGCATGTCCCAGAAAGAAGACTCGTACTCCGACGACGACCTGCACCTGCACGCGGGCTACATCGTGGTCACCGCCCTTGTTGTCGCGCTGCTGGTCCTGGTCGCCTATCTGTGGCGATTTGGAGGAATGCCAATCTCCGACCAAACCGGTAGCTGGGGCGAATTCGGCGACTACTTCGGCGGCGTCATGAACCCGATCATTGGGCTGGCGACCGTGTTTCTGGTTTTCATCACGTTCACGCTCCAGCGCAGGGAACTACGAGCCTCACTGGCGGAGCTGAAGCGTTCGAACCAAAGCGCAGCAGTTCAAAGCTTCGAGCAGTCGCTCTTCGCATGGCTGGGCAACTATCACTCACTGGTCGGCGCGATCGAGTGGAACGACACGGCCGGCCGCGCCGCCTTACGAACCATGTTCTCCAATTGGATTCGGGCGGACTTTCGGGCGGACCGCGGAGACTATGCGACCGATGCCGCCAGGATCGAAGGTTTTGAGGTGATCCTCGAACGAGCTCTTGAACAACACGAGGACATCTTCAGCGAGAACCGATCCAGCCTGGACGCCCCCCTTCGTACTCTCTTTCGCCTCGTCAGTTGGATCGACGAACACAAGGACTTGAACTTACGCGAAAAGTGGCACTACGTTGCGCTAGTAAGGGCACAGTTGTCTTGGATCGAACTCATTTTTCTTTTCTACAACGCGTTGGGCCCGCGAGGAGAGAAGTTCGCGAAGCTCTACAACAAGTATGCGATCCTGGACAACCTCGCAGTCGGCGCCGACCCCCTCATCGATGAAGCGGCGATCATCGTTGCCCGAATCCACGATGGCGAGATCAATGATCCCATTCCATCCCTCAAGGCGCTAAAGCCGACTGCTTTCGCCTCACTGCTCGCACGACGCGCGCTCGGCCTTCCCGAAGGGTAGATTGCTGAGAAAAGCCGCCGGGCGCGGATGCGGGGCGACTTGAGGGCGAGCGGAGCCATCGCGGTCGGCTCATCAGGCTTTCACCTGGGAGAAGTTCAGGCAGCGGTGTGTTGCTGCGGTCGAGGGCGAGATGCCAGTGTGTCGGCCTCTGCGGTCTCGCGCCGCAGTCTAACACAGGCTACCCGCGGTGTGCACTCGCAGTGAACCTCTTGATCTGCTGCATCGCCCGGTGCTTGGCGTCGATCATGGCGCGCTCAAGCTGGCGGCCATCCTGGCAATGCTTGTCGTCGAACGGCAGAGGGCGCTCCCCTGTGCCGCTGCAGGCCTTGCAGCATCGCACTGAGCCCCGACCTCCCACCGGCACGGGGTCGAGCTTCGTGCCCAGGCAGGTCGGGCAGCGATGGTCGAGCCACCACGCCAGCATCGACAGCGCCTTGGACTCCGGGCTCCGGATGTTGTGATTCGTTCCCCAGGCGATGAGCGCCTTCTGCGCCATGGGCAATGTGCGGACGCGGCCGATCAGGCGCACGCGCTCCTTCTCGTACCACTCCTCCGCCTGAGTCTGGGCCATGCGACGGCGCTGCTTCGGCGTGGTCTCGACGGCCTTGACCTGGCCGTTGGGTTCCCGCACCGGCTCGCCCTCCTCGTCCAGGACGTCGACGCGTAGCGGCATCACGCTGGCCAGGGCCACGATGTCATGCTCGCGCGGCACCCGCGGCTGCTCCGAGGTGTCCCATTCGCTTTCCAGAGCGATCAACGCCCTGCCGAGGACGAATTCGAGCTTCCGGCCAGTCCACCCGGCCGCAGCCAGGAGCTCAAGCGTGCCGATGCGGCCGCCGTCGTCGTCCATCTTGGTCGGAACCAGGTTGGAGCTGTTGATGGCGCGGCTGAGGCGCTCATCGATTGCGGGACGATCTTCGGTTTCTGACATCAGCACTCCTTAACTAAACAAACACCTCGTTGAACCCAAATACCTGGAATCCGGATTCAGCTTCGATTGAAGACCCTGTGGACTGCGCAAAGCACCCCTACCCGCAGGATTGCGAGAGGCGTGCCTTGCGCATTCAGCCGCGACCGTTAGCCCCGCTTCAGCGCCGTGTGGTTGGCCGATGCGCCCCACACGAACCCCAGACTGTCATCACCGCATCGGTGATCTGCGCACGCTCTAGGGACCAGCACCCACGTTCCGACTTTGCACACCCGGGTAGTCGGTTTACAGCCTGCGCGCCCGCGTATTGAGCCGCTCGCGCAGACCGGGCATGTGCGGCCTACGGCACGGTTTGCGCCTCGTGCATGCGCACCTTCATCAAAAGTGAGCAGACGGTCAGCAGACCTTCCCGCTTGTGCAGATCGTTGGCATCGTCACCAAGCGTCGGGCTCATGCAGTACGGCAACCCCGTCTCCTTCGCCGCGCGCTCCCCTGCCCCGCTCTTGTCGTTGTCGGCGAAGACGTAGCGCCGGCCGGACTTGAGCAGCGACGCGACGTGAACAAGGTTTGAGTCGCTGAAGGTCACAAGCACCACAGCGTTGAGGCGCATCTGGCGTGCGGCCATTTCGATCGAAAGACCCGTGGCATAGCCTTCACAGAGGAAGAACTCGCCCATGCGCGGCCCCAGACGCAACACGGCGCCGCGCGCCTGCATGCCGTAGCTCATCTTCTTGTGCCAGCGGAACTTGCCGGGCTCCTCCTCGGTGTCGGTCCACCGAATGATCTGGGCGCCCCTGAGCTCGTTCGTCGCGAAGTCCCTCATGGGCACCAACAGGGCCCCATCAGGCAGGCACAGCCCCTGAGCGTCGCCAAGCCCTTTGCGGAACAGGTAGTCGTGCTGACCAGGGACTGCGGTGCGCATCAGCTCCGCGGCCTTCAGTGCAGCCTTGCGGTGGCCCTCGCGCTCAGCGGCGCGCATGGCGTCGCGCTTCGCCCTCCAGGCCCGCTTTTCCTCTTCGGTCCAGGGCTTGGCGTCGGGGTCGTCGTACCAGTGCACGCGGGCATCACCGTCCCACGCATATACCCAGCCCCGCTGCCCATCCCACAGATAGGCGCCGTTCTTGCTCTTCGGCTTCTCGGTCGTGCCGCACCGCCGGATTTTGCTGGAGGGCTCAAGCTTCGCCGGATCGATCTCGATGCCGTGCGCGCGAGCGAACTGGATGAAACTCACGCTGACGCCTCCGGCTTGTAGCCCGGGCAATCGTCGCGCCGGCATTCATCGACTTCGGGCACGTCCTTTCCCTGCGTTGGATCCCACAGCAAAAAGCCAGTGACGGGCATCCGCAGACGATCGATGCCGAAGAACTTCGCCAGCTCGGGCGGGTGCTCTTCATACGCTAGCTTGCAGCGCTCGCATTTGGTCATGCCGCCACCGCCTGCTTCTTGCGCGCCGCGGCAGCTGCAATGTGGAGGCTCTGGCGCTTGCCCTTGAGCCGCTTGGCGAGCTCCGCCGACACCGGCACAACAGGTGCCGAGTCAGCGTGCCATGAAGAAGGCGGCGGGCTGCCCGTGATCTCCTTGAACTGCATGTACGGGTAACCGGACTTCGACTTGACCCAATCGGTGTTCCTGGCGAACGTGCAGAGCTGGCGCCAGAGGTGCAGCTTGTCGTCGGCCAGCTTCTTCTTGTTGAGCACGACCTCCTTCATCGCTCCGGCCTCGTGACCGATGAGCGACTGGGCGACGATCTCGAAGCCGCAGGACATGCACCGCTGACGGAAAGGCTTGTAGCTGCACTTCGGACAGCCGGTGCGCTCCCGCTCATCCTTGCCCTCAGGTCGAATCGCCTTGTCGAGCGCCTCACCCTTATCGAGCGAAGCCAGACCGTCGAAGTAGATCGTGGTGAAGTCCTCGGCGAAGCGGGTGATGTTGCCGCTGTGATCCAGCAGTAGGCAGTCGGTCTTGCCGGTCTCCGGCGACGATCGCAAGCCCCGGCCCCACATCTGGATTGCGGTGGAGAGCGATTTCCGCAGAGGCCGGCAGTCCACCACGCAGCCGACGTCCTGCACGTCAAAGCCTTTGGCCAAGGCCTCCACTGAGATCAACACGCGCACGACCGAGTCGGGCTTGCTGAACTCCTTGACCAAGCCCTTGCGAACTGGCGGTGTGGTGTCCTGCGTGAACGTTGCCGCGAGCACTCCAGCCTCGTTGAAATGCCGGCAGAGTTCTTCGCAGTGGGCAATCGTTGCCCCGAAGACGATCGTCTTCCGGCCCTCGGCATGGCGCAGCCATTCGGACACAACGTCGCCGATGATCTCCATGCCGCGCGCACCGGCTTCGCCTTGCTGCCACTCGCCGAAGTTGTCGACCTTGGCGCCGTCCATGTCCGGCTTCTGGCAGGACAGCACGCGCATCGGCACCAGAATGCCTTCCAGAGTCAGCTCGTGCATCGTTGCAGGAGCCACCAAGTTCGTGAAGATCTTGCCGAGGCCGCGGGAGAACGGCGTGGCGGAAAGGCCGATGACCCGTACGCCCTCCTCTTCGGCCTTCTTGACCCACGTCTCGCGCATCGTGTGCGCCTCGTCGACGATAAGGACGTCGGTCTTCGGCCAGCCCCGGCTTTCGATGGTCTGCACGCTGGCAATCTGAAGCGGCTTCGACCAGTCCTGCCGGTGGTGGTCGCCCTGGATGACACCGTGGTCTGTCAACCCATACTCGTCGGCGCGGGCGCTGGTCTGGTCTATCAGCGTGATCCGGTCGCACAGGAACGTCGCGCGCTTGCCCTGCTTGAGCGCCTTGTGCGCAATGCGCAGGCCCAAATACGTCTTGCCCCCACCCGTGGGCGCCATGAGCATTTGATTCTTGTGGCCGGCAAGGATGCCCTCGGCGATGTTCTTCATGGCCTGGGCCTGGAACGGGCGCGGCGGCTTGAAGCCGGCGGGCACCTCGTTTTCGAAGAGCGAGTTCATGCCGGCTGACCTGCCTTCCGCTCCCAGTGCTTGACCGAGCCCTTCAGCCTCGCGATCTCGGTCAGCATGCTGTCGATGCGGGATTGCAATCCGCGGTTCAAGTCGCGAACCTTCTTTGCTTCCGCCAAGGCAGCGGCGACCTGATCACTGGCGTCGAGAACCTTGACGGCCGCTTCGAGATCGTCGCGCGCCTCTGCAAGTTGCTCCCGCAGTGCCGAGAGCTCAGCCTCAAGCTCTTCGATCCTGGCCGTTGCTTCGCCGACCTCGCCCTTGGCGCGGGCCGCCTTGAGTTCGGCGCGCACGAGATCGGCCGCGGGCCCCTTTTTTGGCTTGCCCTTGAACTTCGCAGGCTTCGGCGGCGGCGGTGCGCTGATCGCGGCGGCCTGCTCTTCCTTCGGCAGCCTGGCGATCTCGGCGGCCGCCTTGACCGACACCACGCCGGTTTTCACCGCCTCCTTGACTTCGGGTGCTGCGTTTGCCTCGACGACCTTGGCGTGCTGAATGGTGCGTACGGTCACGCCAGCCTTCGCGGCCATCTCTTCGTTTGACCGCTGAAAGGGTGAACTGAGTTCACCCTTATCGGGCCGGTGTGATGGCTTCCAGGCGCTGAGCGAAACTTCAATCAACGCCCAGGCGCCGAGCGGGAGGTGCCGGCGATGCTTGTTCTGCGCCCGAACGAAGTCAACCGGATCGACGCCGACGGCAAGCGGTGTCTCAGGGCACGCGCACACCAGGTCGCATGAAGCTCGATAACGGTTCCACCCGTCGAGAACCTTGCCCTCGTAGAGCGTGATCGGGTTCTGCACCCCTATGTTGGTGATGCTGTCGACGAGCGCCGCATACTCTGCGTCGCTCATGGCCGGGAACGCGGCCGACAGGGGATGCTGTTCGTAGTGCATGCTTCCGACTGCCCCTTAGAACGGCACGTAGTCCGGCTCTGCCTGGACGGCCAGCCAGCGCACAGCAAAGCTACCGGTCGAGGCGGGGATCGCGCGTTCGATCCCGGCTGCCAGCGCAGATACCGATGCCGCGTCGAAGTCGACATCCACGTTCTTGTAGAGCGACGCGATGAGGAAGCCCTCCCCTGCGCGCGCAGCCTCCAGGAACGACGCCGCCGCATAGGTCGACCGTGGACCACCGCCATCTGGCGTGAGCGTGATGACGGGGTACGCGGTGGGCGGTGCCGGGACACGGACCCACTTGCCATCGACCAGCGATGAGCTCGAGCCACTGTGGTGAACCTGGCCGCCGTACTGGAGCAACACCAGGAACTCGCGGCCCGACTCGGCGCGCATGCGGCCCAGGTCGACGGAGATGCCGTCAACCATGGGGCCAGTGTCGAAGACGTTCATTTCCATGCTTTTCCTTCGTGAGCCATGCACCACCTGGCGCTCGACCAGGAGCGATGCACGCGCAGCCAATAGATGAAGTGGTAGACGTAGAGGACGCGGTTCATCCCGCGACCTGCCCGCGGCCTGGTCACTTCAGATCGCCCCAATCCGTCGCGGGCACTTCGGGCTCCGAGAGCAGCGGATTCCCTCGCGCCATGCTCTGCAATAACTTCGACCTGTGAGCTGTCTCCTGCACGAATTTGCTCAGCACCTTGATGTTCAAGGTGTTGCGGTCCATGCCCCAGGTGTGGGCGATGGCATCGAGTGCTTGAGCGAGCTCGGCCGGCGCGAGACCGCGCATTTCTACTTTGTCACTTGGCATGTTTGCCCTCCAACCATGAACACAGCACGCCCGGATCCAGACGTACCTCTACCCCACGCCGACGGCGTGGTCCTGCATAGCAGCGCGCGCACGCGCATGTCGACGAACTTGGATTCGCTACTCGGGGGGCGATCTCGGATCGCCATCGCGACCACCCGGCTTGAGATGCGCGTGGTGGACGGTGACCTCGTGATGCACTTCACCGCGCATCGGGCCGACGATCTGCCGGCACGACCGGCGGCAAACGGTCGCCAGTACCGCAGGCAAGCCCGATGAGGTGCCCGCCCTCTCCCAAAGCAGAATCCGGGTTCCTCAACACGCAAAACGGAAAGGGCGAGCATGGAAACCAACCCGGAAACGAGGCAACTCGTGACCTTCGAAGTTGTCGAAACGACAGACCCACTGGCGAAAGCGTTGGAGTTCGGCGACGAGAATGGAAAGAAGGAGGCCTTCATAGTTGGCCCCGAGGGTCTGTCAGAGTTGATTCAAGACCTTCATGGCCTGGTGAATCACTGGTCGGAGTTCCCTTCGGAGGTGGCTCGGTCGCTGGCGCCCCCAGAGAACTCTCTTGCCGCGAGCAATATTCAGTTTGGGATTGGCCGGGAGCCAACGGAAGCTTCAATGCTTGTGCACTCGGGGCCCGTGCAGATGACTTACCTGCTGCCGCTTTCGGTGTTGATTCAGGCAATCTCGTCGTTTGCGAAGAACGTAAGACTCGTGCAGCCACCAGGTTCACCGGTCCAGTGATGCGGCGCTTGCTTGGCGCGAAGTGGCGAAGGGCGTACATCTCAGGCCGCCTTGGCTTCGGCGAGTTCGGGCCAAATGACCGCCCAGTCCTCCGGCCGCAGATCGGCCCTCGTGACACGGGGCTTCAAGACCCGCTCAACTTCGGCGCACTTGGTCGGCGGAACTCCGCGGTCTACCCAGTTGCTCAGGCATTGCGGGGTGACCCCCAACCGGGCAGCAACCACTGACGTGCCGCCAGCGTCCTTGATCGCTTGTTTAAGTTGCATGCCGCATTACACATCACGTTTATTGTTTTGGTCAAGTCTGTGTAACCGCTTCATCAACCACCACGTTTAACCTCAGCACATGGAAGAAAGACCGATCGACCGCCTGCTGCACCAGGCTCGCACGCTGGGCATGAACCAGACGAAGCTCGCAGAGCGCTTGGGCGTCAGCCCTCAGGACATAACCAACTGGAAGAAGCGGGGTATGCCTGCCGAATGGCACGCCACAGCGGCGCAGGCGGTCCTAGAGTCCGTGGAATGGCTGCTTGGCCTCCAAGTTCGTCCAAGCATTCCGCAGATCGGCGCTCTGTCGCTCGGGTCGGAGGTGAAGACGCCGCGTCGGCATCGTTCCGTCCCTATCGTTTCCTGGATTCGGGCGGTTCTTTGGAATGAAGACCCGCCCACGAGAGAAGAGATTTTCAAATGGGTGAACGACTTTGTTGTGCCCAAGCAATCACTCCCTGGGGAGCGCGCGTTCGCACTCGTCATGGACCTCGAATACATGATCAACCCCATACCTGGGCAGCTTTCCCTCCCGCCCGGAACCATCATCGTCGTGGACCCCGACCACCCTTCTGATGCTGGCGACTACGTACTAGCTCGTGAACTCGAAACCCATTCGCCAATTGTTGGAAGACTTGTGCGCAAGGGCGCGGCTTTGGAGGTTCAGGTGGCTCGTCCAGACCTGCCAGCAGTCGAAATAAAGGACCCCACGCAACAGATCATCGGGCGTGTGCTCGAGTACCAGCTCAACCAACAGCTCTGAGAAATTTACACAAAACGTTGACCGTTGACTAAACATGCTGTTTAATAACTCCAACGCCCATCCCGGGCGATGGAGTGAAGATGGACAAGATCAACTGGCTGGGTGGCGCGAAAGCTGCCAACGACGCCCGCGACGAGCCAACTGGCATAGAGGGGATTGAAGTCACCGACGCCACGGCGGCCGACTGGGTCCGCGCGTCCGTTGGCCTGCACATGGGTGCCCCGCGCTTGCACCGCGAAAAAGTGGTTCCGCTCAAGGCAGCCCCACCGGAAAGCTGGAGGCTGCTGTGAGCGCCGCGTTCGACGTGGCGTACGACGCCTTCGCTCTCGACGATGAGATCGAGCACATCGACCGCGGCGGTGACGTTTCCGGATGGACTCGCTGCATCACGACGCTGACCGCCACTGACCAGCGCGAGCTCGATCGGCTTTGCAACGCGATCCGGCGCGACGACCAGGCATCTGCCAGCACGGCGCAGATCGCTCGCTACGAAGAGATCGTCGGGACGCTGAACATTGAGCCGGGCGCCACCGACTGGGCCAGCCTCCGCGCTCGCATGAATGCGATGGGCGGCAGCCTGAGCCGCACGCATCCCGACGACGGCCCGATCCGCTACGTGATCGAAGGCTGGGGTGGCTCAATTGTCTGGACCCAGGACACGCTCGATGAAGTGATCACCGAAGTGGCTGAAGACGAAGCCAAATTTGTCGAGACGCTCGACTACGCGAAGAAACAGGCGGCCTGGAAGAAAGGCGTCGCAGCCAGGAAGGCCCGCACGGCGGCCCGCGCTGCGGCGGAGGTGTTGGCATGAACCAGGTCACTGCCCTCCGGGATGCCGCGCGCACTGCCCTCCATGGCCTGCAATGGCGCCGCGCCGCCTTGCTCTTCACCGCAGCGGCTGACGCGATCCCCGCCGACCCGCACGGCAACGTCACGGCCGATGAGACCTCGCTGCGCCGCGATGCCTATCTGGCCCTGTGCCGCACCGTTGAATTTCAAGCCTACCGAGAGCGCGCCCGCAAACTCGGCATCAAGGATTTTCGCGACGAGTGGGAGTCGCCGTCAGGCCACATGGTTAGTCGGCTGCTCAGCGCCAGGCTGCGCAGCGAAGGAGCACTGCAATGAGCGCCGTCATCACCAAGCCCCGCGCCAAGAGCGCGAAAGCCGCCGAGGTGCAATTCCCCGCGCTCAAGACTGCCGAGGTCCGCCTGCGGGAGGTGCGCGAAGCGCTGAGGACCGCTGACGAAAAGCTCGAGATGGCCTATGCAGAAGCCACTCCGGGCGACGCGATCGAAACAGTGCTGGACCTGATCGCGCACAACCTCCTGCCCGAAGCGGTCCGGAACATCCACGCTCAGCACCCGACGCGTGCCGACGCCGAAACGGTCTACCTATCGTTGTTCACGCCACTAGCGACGCTCGAAGCCGCGTGCGCGCTCGCTGCAGGCTCCGAGCTCGCTCCCGCCCTGAAGGAAGCCTACGCGCTGCTGGACTGGGCTCAGACGGAGTGCGATTCACAAAACATCGGCATGCTCCTGCCAGAGCCGGTTGGCGAGGAACAGGGCGGCCTGGCAGTCGCTGAGAGCCACGGCGATCAGCTCTACGGGGCATTCGGGATACTCGAGTCAGCGCACGCGATCGTTAGCCGCTGCGCCGCTGACGCTGAAGATGAATTGGTATCCGGGGTGGATCTGCTTATGGATCACTGCCAGGCACAACTCGCAGCATTGACCGAAGACCATGCGCTGACAGAAGAGAAATGCAACCCGGTCAGCGCAGCAATGTCCGTCATTGACGGTGTTCTCAATGTTGCTTGCCAGCGCTCAGATGATCCAGCGCTCTGGGGCGCTCTGAACCTATTGAGCCAGTCGAAGACCATCGTCGACGCGGTGATCGGCTCATGTATGGCAAGCGAAAGGGGGCGGTCATGAAGGGCGCCCGTGCATTCCCCGGTGTCGAGTACGCCGCCGGCATCAGCGGCGACATCTACCTCGGCAAGCCTGAAGCCCTGATCGCGGCCGGGTTGCTGACGGCCGAGCACATCCCCGGTTGGCCCGGCATGCCTCCTACCTCCGCAACCTTCTTCGACGGTGCGCGTGTGGACCGGCGCCAGCGTGTGCCGCACGATGAGCGCTGGATGCACGCCCTTCGATACGGCAACAACATTCGGCTGACCAAGGGCATCAGCGCGGAAGAGAAACGCCGCCGCGAGGAGGCGCTCAGGGCCGAGATCGAGGAGGAAGATCGCAACCAGCCCAAGACGGACATCGGAATGGACGCGGCGCTCAAGGCCTTCAACGACGCCAGCACCCTGTTCAAGGTGGGCGACAAGGTCCGGGTCGGTGATAAGCCGGCAGTCGTGACGGGCGAGTACCAGCTTCGCCGGGTGCGCAGCTCCGACGGCGAGTTTTTCGATGCCGCAAAGGGCTATCGCGTCGACTACAGACCCGGCTACACGGTCCAGTACCGTAACGGTGAAGAATTCTTCTTCGCAGCAGGTTACTTAAGCGACGAGGACGACGCCCCGACGCACCTGCGCCTTGTCGCCGGCCGCTCTACCCAGGCCGCGCGCCCGATGATGGAATTCAGAGAACGGGAGCGGATGTGAACACCGTACCCGCTCGCAAGCGCGCGCTGCGCCTGGTCCCGGCGCCCGAGGGCACGATCGACGCCGACATGGTCGCCTTCACGATCATGGACTGGATCGACCGGGAGTACCCCACGTTTTGGGAGGCCCACCCGAAGATCGCCCGCGTCAGCGTCCGAAACACCATCGTGCGCGCCGTCATGGCCGAGGCAGGCAAGCGATGAAGTGCCCCGCCTGCACGAGCGACGAGCAGCGCGTGCTGACCACCCGCACCGAGGAGGCGAAGATCAAGCGCCTGCGCTGCTGCGGCGCCTGCGGGCATCGGTGGACCACCGTCGAGATCGACGCGCAGAATCTCTCCCGCATGGAATCCGCCGTCCAGGCGATCCGGTCCCTGGGCATCCTGTCAAAGGAGCTGGAAGATGCCGCGCCCGCGCACGGTTAA